GGCCGCACGCTGTGCGTCTTCGATTTTCTTGCGCGCCCTTTCCGCTTCATCCGGAAGCACACCGAGCTTTTCAAGTATCCACGCCAGCGTATCCAGCAACATTTTTGCAGGTGTCAGAACAAGTTGTAACGCACCGCCAAGAACGTTACCGAATATCTCGCCAGCACTGGTACATTTATCCAGCGTTTCCTTGCTGGACTCCATCGGTGACAGCAGCGATTTAAACCAGTTAAACACCTGGCTGATCCCGCTTCCGATTGCGTCAAAAACAGGACCAAACCGTTCAAAGGTTTCGCGCAACGGGGTCAGCCTTTCCATAATCCCGCTGAACACCCCGGCAAAAAATGCCCTGATGGGATCCCAGTATTTCCAGATAAGAACGGCAGCTCCGGCAAGCGCAGCCACAATAAGACCAACCGGACTGAACAACGCCCCGATAGCGCCTCCCAGTAAAGAAACGGAACCCGTCACCATTCCCCATAGTGCTGGCAGGACCCTGACAGCATTCATTGATCCGGTCAGGAGAGAAAAACCAAGACGCAGTTTTGCCAGCGGACCAGCAAGCACACCAATAGCCAGCGACAACGAGCCAACCGTTGCAGTCATTGCCAGCAACGCACCGCCTGCTATCAGTAGCTGGCGCGTCAGTGCCGGATGGGCCTGCGCCAGCGCCGTCACCCTTGATACCACCCGCGTGAGCCACTGCGTGACAGAACGCAGCGGACCGTCAATCAGATCTGCAATGCGGATGCGCAACCCTTCCCATGCACTGCCGAGTGATTTCAGATCGCCGTCAAGGTTGTTGGCCATAACCTTTGCTGTGCGTTCAGCCTCACCGCGCGCGCCTTCAAGTTCTTTTCTCAGTTTGGGTAAGGAACCGTCACCCGCTGCATCAACGAGCGCCATAAACGATGTGAAAGCCTCTTCTCCGGCAATGTCCTTAAAGAACGATACCCGGTCAACTTCCCCGTATTTGCGGGTGGCTTTATAAAGGTCGGCCAGCACATCCTCCATCGGGCGCATTTTGCCCCCGGCATCCGAGACAGACACGCCCAGCTCTTTCAGCGCCTCTGCTGCCGCCTTTGGCGGTGATGCCAGACGAGCCAGGCTGGCACGCATTGCCGTCCCGGCATCACTTCCCCTGATACCCATATTCGCCAGCACGCCCGCCATCGCTGCGGCCTGCTCCAGCGATATTCCCAGCTTGCCCGCCACCGGACCTGCATATTTCATGGTTTCGCCCAGTGCGCGTAAATCAGTATTGGTCCGGGTAAATGCTGCTGTCAGCGTATCGCCCACCCGGTCCATTTGATCGGCTGTCAGGTTGAACTGTGTGAGGATATTTGAGCCAATATCTGCCGTCTCGCCGAGATCCATACCGCCAGCCGTTGCCATGCTCAGCACGCCGGGAAGCGCAGCCTGAATGGCCTGCGGAGTGAAGCCAGCCATTGCAAGAAATGCCTGTCCACTGGCGGCATCGCCTGCGGTGAACTGCGTTTCAGAGCCAAGTTTTAACGCCTGCTCACGCAGCGCCTTAAACTGCGGGCTGTTCTGGTCGATTCGCGTCAGTGCCTGAACGCGGGACATCTCTTTGCCGAACCCGATCGCAGGCTGCAAAAAACGCCCGGCAGCATAGCCGCTCGCCGCTGCCGCACCAATTGCCAGCGCACCACCTGTTTTCAGTTTTCCCGCGGTTTCCTGCGCGCGCGAATACCGCTCACGCGCCCGCGTTACACGCGCAAGCGCCTGCCGTTCGCGTTCAAGCTGGTTGTTGTACTGTTCGGTGCGTCTGATGGCCTGCTGGATGGTGTTATCGCTGCCTGTCAGGGAAATGCCGTGGCGTTTCAGCTCTCCGCCAATCTCCCGCATTTTCTGAATTTCCCGTGTGCGCGATTCATTCAGGCGTTCAAGCCGGGTGCTTAACTGCTGCATCAGCTTTTGTTGTTTTTCGCTGAGCACTGTACCCGTGCGTTGTAACTGATTAAGGGCGTTAAGCTGGCGTCGTGCTTTCACGATACCCGCATCCGCTTTACTGACAGCGTCGCGGGCGCGCTCAAATGAACGCGCCTGACGCTCGAGATTTTTGATCGCCCCCTGCGTTCGCTGGATGGAGTCACCAAACTGCCCCATCAGGCGGCGGGCGTTTTCGGCAGGCCGGGTCAGCCTGTCAACGGCGCTGAAAGCGACCCGGATATCAAGAGTCTTCATTGTCTGCATTCCCGCTGCGAAGTGCCGCCCGCTCACGCCAGCTAACCACTTCGCCGGGCGTCATCATGAAGATTTCGGCGGGCGACCAGTTAAAAATGGCGGCAATATCCGCCACCAAAGTCTTCTATGTGCTCAAAGCACACAAGGGTGATTACGCTGCCGTCTCCTGCACGCTCTTCGCGCCAGAGTCTGGCTCGCTCATAAAATTTACAGCCACTGCGCACAACTGAATAAAATCGCGTGACGACATTTTTTTGATCGTCACTTCATCCAGTCGCGGTGATGTCACGCGTGACAGCAGCGTAAACATGGATTCCGCTTTCAGATTCAGCACATCAGACAGCGACAGACCACGCAGAGATCCAGCCTGCTCAATAGCCCCGGTGATCTCCACATACGTGATTTTTTCGCCGCCTCGCTCAATTGGTTGGGTCAGTTTTACGCCACGCTCACTGGTTTCTTTCACAGTGTCAGCAACTACCGTGTTTTCGGTATCGATGTTTTTCGTCTCTTTCATCAGGAAACTCCTTTCAGTCAGAGGCGACGCACTGCGCCGCCTGCATATTACTTATCAGCCAAGCCCAAGCGCGGAACGGATGCGATCGGGCACAATGTCCTTGCCGTCCTTCCGGTAAATGAAGTTCAGCAGGTCAATCTCCCACAGCGGGCGATCGTTAACGCTCAGCTTGTAGTAGGTGTTTTTAACAGCGTAAGTGTGTGATGTGGCTTCGCCCTGTTTGGCTTCCCCCATATCAATTTCCGTCACACGTCCACGCATCTCGACTTCATACAGGTCGCTTTCTGCATCGGTGTAGTATTCACCCGCAAAACGCAGCAGCGTGCCGTCAATCGTGCCGCCATACTTAAGGAACAGCTCACGAACTGCGCCCCCCATGACAAAGCTCGCATCAAGCGCGGAGTCGTCCAGACCGAGATCAATACTTACCGCACCCATCATGCCACCACCACGATAGCTGTCGGTTTTGCGCGTCAGCTTAGGCAGAGTGACGGACGTCACCTTACCCACTTCGTTTTCACCATCCACAAACAGCGTAAAAAAGCGAAGATGTTTTGGCACAGCCATCAGGCACCTCCCAGCACCGCAAATGCGGGTTCAAAGTATTCATCAGTAAACGTCTGGTAAAGCTCCATATCTTCCAGCGGCGGAACAGGCGTATATTTGTAGCGAATACGCACACGCCCCTGACGTAAATCCGTGGTGCTGTTATCCACCACGTCATACCAGCACTCCGCGCCAATCAGTTTCCCGGCAGTAACCAGTGAATCCAGCTTTGCCCTGATGGCACTGATTACATCCTTCACGTTCGCAGGCGTCAGTGGACTGTCGATGGTTTCAAACTGCGCTTCCGCAATTGAATCAGCCAACACCTGTGCGGTTCGGGTATACACCTCAAAGATGTAGGCGTTCGTTTCCGGTGTGCGGTTGCCCCAGAAGCGGAACCCGTTGCGACGAATAATGGTCGTGATTTCTTTGTTGTTGAGGCTGTTGGCATCACTGTCTTCGGCCTGCAACGACCAGAACACATGCCTGGACATCCCCAGCACATTTTTAACCGGAACGTTGGACAGTGATTTGTGCCACCCCTGCTCATGGTCAATGTACGCACGAAGGCCGCACGCATAGGCAGGCGCGGGGAACGTTTCGTTTTTGCCACTTTTCGGGTTGTAGGCGATGAAGTCCGGCCATAAGAGCATCACCTCACGTTCGTTGAATTTCTGGCGGTAGGTAATCGCCTCAGCCATCGTGTTACAGCCGTGACATGAGGCATACACAAACGCGCGCAGTTTACCCGCAATCACGCACAGGGATTTTGTCACCGCCTCCGTGTCCAGCTCCGGCGCGGCCAGAATACGCGGACGGTATCCGATGCTTTCATCCTGCTCTGCAACAAGCAGCGCATACATCCCCGTATAGCTGCCGTCATCCTCAGAACCACCGATAACCAGTTGATCCTGCGTCTTTCCGTCTTCTTCTTTGTGTTCAGCCACGCGAACGACGATCACCTTTGTGCTCACCTGGTCTGCGATGGCCTTAAGCGCACGATAAAGCGTCCCCGTTGTTCCGCATTTTCCCAGCACGTCATTGACGCGGGTCAGCAGTGTGGGCTTGTTCAGCGGGAACAGCTCCGCGTCCGCATCATCCGCCGTTGCCACGATACCGATAACACTGGAATCAACATCATTAATCGCTGTTACCAGGTCGGTACTTTCCGTAACACGGGCACCATGAAAACGAGTTTCACTCATAGCTTCAGCCCCTTGTATCCGTTAAATGATTCGGCAACAATCATCACCCACCACGCGCGTAATCTCACTCCTGCGCCGTTCTCCCGCCACGGCGACAACAAAAAGCAGTAACCCCCTCCGCACGCACATGCGACCATGCCGCACAGGGAGGGAACAGATGACCGACACCACCATGCAATTGCTCAGTCAGGGCACAGACCCCGTGAAAATGCCGGATTTTGATATTCTCGCGGAGGGTAAAACGCTGTCAGGCGTGGCAGAGCGCCTGATGAGCCTGTCACTGACCGACAACCGGGGATTTGAGGCGGACCAGCTCACCATCACGCTGGATGATGCGGATGGTCAGTTGCAGCTACCCCCACGGGGCGCGCGCCTGACGGTTCTCATTGGCTGGAAGGGAGAACCGCTGACAGAAAAAGGCACTTACATTGTTGATGAAATCGCTCACGAAGGACCGCCGGACAGGCTGACTGTTTCAGCCAGAAGCGCAGATTTTCGGGATGAATTTAACGTTAAACGTGAGGTGTCCTGGCATGATGTGACCCTTGAGCGTGTGGTATCCGCCATCGCTCATCGGTATGGTCTGAAACCACAAATCAGCGAAATGCTGATGGATATCGAAATCGACCACGCCGACCAGACCGAAGAAAGCGACATGTCCTTCCTTACGCGCATGGCGGAAATGCTGGGCGCAATCACCACGGTAAAAAGCGGTAATCTGTTATTCATCATGCCAGGTGGTGGCGTGAACGCACAGGGCCAGCCGTTGCCCTCGTTCGTCATTACACGCAGCAGCGGCGATCGCCATCAGTTCCGCATTGCTGACCGCGAGGCGTATACGGGTGTACGCGCCTACTGGCTTGATCTTAATTACGGGAAAAAGAAAAAAGTCAGCGTGAAACGCCGCAAACCGCCAAAACCCAAAAAGGAGAAAAGCAGTAGCCGTGAAGGTGATTATATGGAAGGCGCAGAAGGCAATGTGTTTGTGTTACGCAAGACTTATCAGAACGAGCAGGCAGCAAGACGCGCAGCGGCGGCAAAGTGGCAGCAGCTACAACGCGGAGCCGCAGCGTTCTCCATCACACTGGCACGTGGACGCGCAGAACTCTACCCCGAAATGCATGGCACGGTAACAGGATTTAAAAGCGAAATTGATAATCAGGACTGGATTATTGCAAAAGCCGAGCACACCATTGATAACAGTGGCTTTACCACGCAGCTTGAGCTTGAAGCCAAAATCCCGGAATGGATAGCAGAAACAGAGTAAACAACTTAGATGCATTAGCCCTGACATTTGCTAACGCGCTTACAGCAAGAATCATAACCAATCTGACAGCCTACCCGGTGTCAAAATCAGAAGAGCCTTACATTAGAATATGTTAATTTGTAGCAAACAAATTTACACACAAATGATTACTGCTGAAATAGCCCCCATAAATACCATGTCAAAGGATCCATGTTATGAATATGCAAATTTTTATCGCACCAGCAGCCACAGTTGCTGCAGTCTGCCTTGCTGCATATTTTGCTTTACGAAATGAACGTAAAAAGAAAGCACTTGAGATTAGAACAACTCAACTAGATCGAATATCAGAGCTAGTAAACCGAGCATCTACCAATTTGATGCAATATACAGGTACTCTTGCCTCTATACTGGAAGCGCACGCCAAAGATAATTATCTACCGAACAAAAAATTTGACATTAATGTAATTAGCAAATGGAAAGATTGCCTCGATGAGAGTGAGGTCTGGGCGATTGATAGACAGCAACTAAGAACATGTCAGCACAGTCTGGAGTTTCATCGTGAAAAAGAATGGGCTGAATGGAAAAAAATAATTCCACCATTACTTGATAAAATTGACCAATTTTTTCTCATATCTAAGCCAGGGCAACCTGTTACGTTTATAAATGGCCAAAACAAAACAGCTGATGAACTACTTGTTTTCTCAAGATATTTGAGAAAACAAACAGCAGAAATTGAATCAGTACGTCAGCTGTTACTTTCTCAAATGAGAGAGGAATTCATCGAGTTAACTAGCTTTGAACCTGTCACAATGTTTAGCTTATTTAAATCAATAAAGAAAAATGTCATGCAATTTTTCTGTATCAGTGCTCTTAAAAATTGACGCTCTGTTGCAAGCAACCCCAGTGTTAAACTGGGGTTATTCTTGCTAAGAGACCTTTCTACGGCATCAGTAAACAAAACGAACTATCAGTTGGAGTCTGAGCAAGTTCAGCCTAAACTAGCGACAGCACTACGTTAAGGGAGGTCGCTATGTTCCGTTGTCCGCTTTGTGGCGCATCTGCCCGTATCCGCACCAGTCGTCCGGAAAATGATTCAAACACCGTGCGGCAAAAGTATTACCAGTGTAACAACCTGGAATGCGGCGTATGCTTCTCAACACTGGAAGCTTTCCATAAATTCACATCGAAACACGCCTCCGGCATCCACTCTTCAGAAGATATCCCGTGGCATGAGCTGCCAGCTTCACACAGGGGAAACAATCAGATGAGCTTGCCTTTACCTCAGAATTAACAGGCAGAATTGCCGGAGTAACAAAAAAGCGATAGATTACGCGCGGGTGCCTTTCGGCTGATGGTCGGAGGGAATACCCGAAGGCCAGATGTGGAAAGGCCCCGGAAAACATCTCTGTTTAACCGAGGCCCTAACCGCATTACCTTGACAAGTGAAAGGTTAGCGCCTCTCCGGAAAAGGAGCAAGTGCTATGTCGCAAAAATCGCTTACGGCCATCACGTTCTGCGTGACGGCAATCCTCATCATCTGGATGTTGCACGGTTCGCTGTGTGAAATACGGATGAGCTTCTGGGGAGCGGAGTTTGCGGCGTTCTTACAGTGTAAGCAGTAA